TGGCAGGTTTGAGATTTTAACGGTTTTCAAGGCTGTAAATAAAGTCACAGCCCCAATATCAAGGATGCAAAATGCGGTAGGACGTTTCGCAACTGCATCAAAAAGAAGCCTAAGAACTGTTAACCGCTCCGTTGATCAAACATTTAATGGTATAAAAAGAATTGGTGGAGTTGCTAAAACCGCATTATTTGGTTCAGCCGGTTTGCTTGGTGGATTTACTTTATTGCTTAGGGAGTTTGCAAAAGTTGAAACGGCAGAAGCCGTATTTACGCCACTATTAAAAAGCGCAGATAAAGCTAAAAAGTTAGTTAAAGAACTTCAAGACACAGCCGCAGAAACACCATTTCAATTTAAAGACTTAGCTAAATCAGCAAAATTTCTTTTGCCTGTAATGAATAGTGATGCTGAAAAAACATTAGCCACAATTAAGATGTTAGGCGATACAGCAGGAGGCAGCGCACAAACGCTTGAATCAGTAACTAGAGGTTACACAAAGGCAATGCTTAAAGGCAAAGCTGATATGGAATCTTTAAATATTATTGCAGAAGCCGGTGTTCCTATCTTCACACAGCTTGCAGAATCAATGGGAACAAGAGTAAGCCCAGCTTTTTTCAAAATGATAAGTTCAGGCAGGATCACCACTAAAATGCTTGAGAAAGCATTTATGGATATGACAAGTTCAAGTGGTTTATTTTATAGAGGGATGGAAATACAAAGCCTAACATTAGCAGGTAGGTTTAATGCTTTAGTTGATAATATTAGCCAGTTAAACGCTAAGTTGGGTGGAATATTTGCGCCAACAGTTAAAAAAATTACAGTTAGGTTATTGGAATTAACAAAGCAAGCTAAGGCATGGGTAGAAACGAACAAGGAAGCAATAAACGAAGAATTTCTTGATTTTGTTGGATTCTTAAAGCTTGAATTTGATGGCGTTTTAGAATCAATAAAAAACCTCAAAAGAGAAGATGTTAAAAATTTCTTTGAAGGTGTTAAATCAACATTGGTTTTTTTGAGGGAGTGGGGGCCAACAGTATTAAAATTAATCGGTTATTTTCTTGCTTTTGCAGTTGTTATTAAAGCTGTTAATTTAGTTGTAGCTGCATTTAATTTGCTTGCTTGGTTTAATCCTTGGGTGCTGTTAATTGCAGCTTTGGTTGCAGCCGGTTATTTAATTATTCAAAATTGGGAACCGTTGAAAAAATGGTTTTCTGATTTATGGACTGATTTGGAAGTTGGATTTACGAGCCTATGGGATGACATATCAGATAGTTTTTGGCGCTTTATTCAGCCAATAACTCATACAATTGATTCATTAAAAAGAAAGATAGGCATTAATCCAGATCAAGACATAGGCATAACCACACCAGAACAGGATGCAAGAGAGGCATCATTTAGGCAGGCAAGAAGCAGTTTTAGCACACCGCTTGATGATATTTTACATGAATTTAGAAGTAAAAAATCTGAAGAAATTCTATTGCAGATAGCCGGTTTACCAAATGGAGCAACAGCCAGCGCAGAAAGCAGCAGGGAAAGAACTTCAGTTGAAGCTATTGAAACGGGAGTGTTCCCCTAATGTCATGGAATGAACGATTAAGTGATGCAATTTACACATCACCAAGCCGTAGAAGCATCATTTTTACTTATGAAAATGTATCAAAAGAAATAAACAAAAAGACAACGGCTTTTGATTATCCTGATGCCAATGGCACTTACATTCAGGATTTGGGGCATACAGGGCGCAAGTATCCACTTAGAGTAATATTCTGGGGTGACGATTGCGATCTTCAGGCTAACCTGTTTGAAGAAATGCTATCTGAGAAGGGCGCAGGTTCGCTAAGGCACCCGTTATATGGTGTTGTTAACGTTGTACCCTTTGGAAAGATAACGCGGCGTGACGACCTTAAAACAGCCGCTAATCAGGTTATATTTCAAGTTACATTTTGGGAAACCATACAGAATGTTTTGCCCATATCACAAGATGATATAAACAGCTTAATCGAAGCATCACTTGATGATTACAATTTTTCAGCATCAAATGAGTTTGGCAAAGATATTGATCTATCATCATCAGTTGAAAAAAGCACTTTCAAGGTTACTTATGAAGGCATATTAGACACAACAAAAAATGGCCTTGAAGACATTGCAAATGCCCAGGCTGATGTTAAAAAACAATTTGATTCAATTTATGATTCGATAAAAAAAGGCATTGATATACTGGTAGATGATCCAGTCACATTAGGATTTCAAACGGTTCAATTGATCCAATCACCAGGACGCGCAACAGGATCAATCATTGCGAGATTAAATGCCTATGGCAACTTGATTGATCAAATCATAACAGGTGATAACGCAATAAAAACAAAGGGTTTTGATTCACAGAATTCAAACGATTTTCATACAGCCGATATTTTTGCATCAACATACATTGCAGGCGCTATTGTTGCGGTTTTAAATCATGAATACGAAACAAAAACCAATGCCATAAGAGATGCAGAACGCATTCTTTACAAATTTGATGAACTTACAGCGTGGCGTGATGCAAACTTTAAATCATTAGATCAAATTGATACTGGCGAAGCATATCAAAAGTTACAACAATCCGTTGCACTAATGGCCGGTTTTATTACTGAGTTGTCATTCAGTTTGGCTCAAGAAAAATCAGTAATACTTGATAGAGATAGAACAATCATTGATTTATGTGGTGAGCTTTATGGTGTTGTTGATGATCAATTGGACTTCATGATTAACTCAAATAATATGAGTGGTGATGATATTATTGAATTAAGGCGTGGGCAAGAAATTGTTTACTTTTTATGAGACTAAACAAGGCGATACGTTTGCCATAGTATCAAGGCGTGTTTATGGAACGGATGAGCACGAATACCTTTTACGTGAAACAAATGCAGGCTATGAAGAACCATTTATAGATGGTTACTCATTAACAATACCAGCACTTCAGGAAGCACCAAAACCAGTATTAAAACGAATAACAGCAGATGGCAAAGATGAAATTGCCATAATCATCAACGGCAAGCGGTTTAGATACTGGACTGAAGTCAGGTTTAAAAAAACGCTAGACTCCATTGATTCTGTTGATTTTTTTGCACCATTTAACAGTGATTCAAAAGAAACTAGGCAGGCATTAAAACCATTTAGTTATGCAAGCGTTGTTGTTGCAGTTGGTGGGTTTCCAGTGTTTAACGGAACAATGGTTGTTGTACAGCCTAAAGTTGATTCTGAAGGTGCCAGAATAGTTGTTTCGTGTTACTCAAAGCCTGGGGTTTTAAATGATTGCACAGCCCCATCAAGCATTTACCCGTTAGAATTTTCTGGTATGAGGTTTAATCAGATAGCAGACAAGTTAACATCAACGTTTGGCATAAAAATGATTTATGAATCTGATGTTGGTGACGTTTTTGTTGATGGCGTAAAGATTGGCATTGATTCCAAAATAATGTTGTTTTTGAATACGTTAGCAAAACAAAGAAACGCTGTATTAACTAATAATGTTAATGGTGATCTTGTTTTTAGGCGATCAGTTCAAGTTGGCAAAGTAAAAGCCGTTGCAAAATTACGACAGGGATTTTCACCACTTGTTAAAGTCACACCGATATTTAACCCGCAAAAATATTACAGCAGCGTTACAGGTCTTGATAAAGACATTGTTGAACTTCCAGGCGGTGATGATGCAGGCAAAGCTTTTGGTGCACGAAGCGGCGGTAAGTATACGCAAAATAACCCTTTTTTAAAAAATATTCATAGGCCGTTTGTGTTTCAGGGAGAGGATTCTGATAAATCAGATATAGAGCAGATTACAAAAACCAAAGCGGCCAGAATGTTTGCTAACTCAGCATCCTATGACATTGTTGTTTCAACGTGGCGTGATAATAATGGTAATTTGTGGGAACCTGACACAGTGATAAAACTACATAGCCATGATGCCATGATTTATAAAGAGCATGATTTTATAATCAGATCAGTTGTTTTTTCTGAAACATCAAAAAGCAAAGTTGCGACAATGAATTTAATTTTGCCAGGAGGTTTTAGCGCTGAATTACCGGAGTCATTACCTTGGGTAGAATAGCAAGGCTACTATCGTTCACAAGAACTATAACAAGAGGCGCTAAAGTCTCCAATGTTAAGTGTCATCTTGGAGGCGGTGATAACCTTACGTGTCAAAACTTTTCAAACTGTAATGATGATTCATTTCCGTTACCTGATGATTACGTCATAACTGTACCAAATGGCAGAACAGGTCTTTCTGTTATTGTTGGATACATTGATCCACGAAACGACCAAAAGGCCACAGCAGGCGAAAAACGAATATATGCGCGTGATTCAGCCGGTGCATCAATTGTTGAATTATGGCTTAAAAGTGATGGTTCAGCGGTGCTTTCAAATGCCAACGGATCATTAACATTAAAAACTAATGGTGATTTTCTAATTAACGGTGTGACCATTGATACGGATGGAAACATAACCACAGCAGGCAATATACAGGCCGGTAATGTAACGGGAACAACAAGCGTAACAGGTGCAACAGTGACAGGTAGCACTAGCTTGAAAGTTGGTTCTCTTGAAATGGGAACTCATGACCATAACCCAGGGCCAGGGCCAAGTTCCCCTTCAGCCCCATAGGTGATTTATGAAGCTTAAAAGTAATATTGTTTTGTCTTTTAGAGATAAAGAAATCATAGACTTAGGTTCTGGCGATAAAGAAATTCAAATTACGCGAGAAGAAGCTGAAAATATTTATAATCA